CCTGTGGCAGGCTCTCAAAGCCTGAACACGAGCCCCGTAGGGGATTGCTCGTGAGTTCATGGGCAGTAGCTGTTGGGATACTGGTATGTCTAATAGCATTAGAGACTACTGCCATAGAGATTGATACAGCACAAGCTATAACTACAAAACCCGTTATTACAGTTACACCTAAGGCTTATGCAAAAGCCGCATTAAATGACAATAAACAGTACACCTGCATACTAGAGCTATACACAAAGGAATCTAACTGGAGACCTGAAGCACGCAATGGTTCACACTATGGGATACCTCAAATGCGTAATAAGATTATGTTAAGTAAGAATCCATTACAACAAGTAGCATTAGGTATTAAGTACATAGAGCATAGATACGGTACTACCAAGCATGGTGTACCTAACGCATGTAAAGCATTACATCATCTAAAGACAAAGGGTTGGCATTGAGTAACAAAGCATTAGGCAGTAAGAAATGGAAAGATTTAAGATTGCGTGTCCTCGCAAGGGACGGCAAGGTGTGTTACCTATGCCAAGGCGAAGCAGATCAGGTAGACCACATCATTGCACGCACCAAAATGGGTGACATGTGGGACATGGAGAACCTTGCAGCTGTATGCAGGTCATGCAACATACGCAAGGGCAATAAGAAGTTAAGCGTTTTTTTAGGTATAGCGTCTACCCCCCCTGTCTTTCCTGACTCCTCTCTCCCTGAGACTCGGGTGGATCAGCCTGACTCACCCTTTAGTAAGCCTTAGAAAGCCATATGAAGCCCGATCAAGCCAAGGTTGACCCAGTAAGACGAGGGGCAAAGAAAAAACCGCTTATAGGGGCTGTAAAGCCTCGTATTCACAGTCCTTTGCTAAAAGGTGCGTCTAGAATTGACGAAGTTGCAGATTTAGCAGAAAAAATTGGTATGCCATTGCTTCCATGGCAACGCTTTGTGCTAGAGGATATTCTAAAGGTAGATAAAGACGGTATGTTCCAGCGCAAGACCTCATTGTGCTTAGTAGCGAGACAATCGGGCAAGACTCACCTAGCTCGTATGCGTATCTTGGCTGGTCTGTTCTTATTTGAGGAAAAGAACATAATTGCTATGTCCTCTAATAGAAACATGGCATTAGATACCTTTAGGAACATTGCTAACACTATTGAGGATAATCCCTTTCTCATGGCACAGGTTAGGCGCATTAGATACGCCAATGGTCAAGAATCAATTACATTACTTAACGGTGCAAGGTATGAAATTGTTGCAGCTACTAGAGACGGCTCTCGTGGTAAAACAGCTGACTTGTTATACATAGACGAATTACGAGAAATCAGCGAGGAAGCATTTAAGGCTGCTACACCTACAACTAGAGCAAGACCTAACAGTCAAACAATTTTAACAAGTAACGCAGGTGACGCATTTAGTACAGTCCTTAATGATTTAAGGTCTAGGGCAATGGAGTTACCAAGTAAGACATTTGGCTTTTATGAATACAGCGCACCTATGGAAGCAAGGCAGGATATACATAATCACAAGTATTGGGTTATGGCTAACCCTGCCATTGGGCATACAGTTACCCTTGAAGCAATCGAGGAAGCTATTGCTACCAACAGCATTGAAAGCACTTTGACTGAAACCCTTTGTATGCAAATTGACAGCCAAGTCAGTCCTTGGACATTTGGAAGCATTGAAGCTACAAGCAATAGCGATTTAATTCTCCCAGTAGGGACAATGACTGTATTGGCGTTTGATGTTAGCCCAAGCAAAAGATCGGGTGCATTGGTTGGCGCACAGATAACCCCTGAGGGCAAAATAGGTGTCGGAGTAATTGAGACCTATACCAGCGAGGTTGCTATTGATGAGATTAAAATGGCTAGTCAAATAAACGAGTGGGCTATGAAATACCGCCCTGTCAATATCGCCTATGACAAGTACGCTACTGCTAGCATTGCACAAAGACTTACTCAATCAGGGCATAAATTGGTAGATATTTCGGGACAGTCGTTCTACCAAGCCTGTGGTGAACTATCCGACGCCCTGTCGAATCTCCGTCTAGTTCACCAAGGTCAATCTGAGTGGGTTAACTCAATGAATAACGCAGCTATGAAAACTAATGACGCAGGTTGGCGCATTGTCCGTAGAAAATCAGCTGGAGATGTTACAGCTGCCATTGCAACTGCAATGTGTGTCCACATGTTGTCAAAACCAATATCAGTTCCTCAGATTTATGTCTAGGTTATGTGATATACTTCACCTATGGGATTTTTCCGCAACTTAATTGGTCTAGAGAATAAATCGACAATTAAGGCGCAACTTGCCCCACCTGTCGTTTCAGATCCTTTTAATTATTATTCACAGTTCACACCGTTTCAGTCTGTAGGTCGTGACGAAGCAATTTCCGTACCCGCAGTTATGCGCTGTAGGAATCTTCTAACTACAACAATCGGCGTTATGGAGTTAAAAACTTATTCCAAGGCAACTAAAGAGGAAATACCTAATTTACCTTGGGTAAACCAATTATCTAAGTCAGCACCTAACTCAGTTATCTTGACTGCTTTAATTGACGCATTACTCTTCTACGGAAGCGGCTACTTAGAAGTCACCGAGACCTATCAAGACGACAATCGTCCAGCACGCTTTGATTTTGTAAATAACACACGAGTACAGGTACAGCTTAACAAATTAAATACCTTTGTTGACTTTTATACTGTAGACGGTCGTGAACGACCAATGTCAGGTGTTGGTTCACTTGTAACTTTCCAATCTCCTATTGACGGTATCCTTCATGCTGGCGCACGAGTATTAAGATCAGCTATTGATTTAGAAAAAGCAGCTGCTAACGCTGCTAGCACTCCAGTACCTTCAGGAATCTTAAAAAATAACGGTGCAGACCTTCCAGCCGCTGAAGTTTCAGGTTTACTTGCAGCATGGAAGCGATCACGAGCTGAGCGATCAACTGCTTACCTAACTTCTACATTGGAATACCAAGCAACTTCATTTAGTCCAAAAGATATGATGTACAACGAAGCACAACAATACATGGCTACGCAAATTGCCCGTCTATGTAATATACCTGCCTACTATATCAGCGCAGACCAAAATAATTCTATGGTGTATGCAAATTTACAAGATGAGCGTCGTCAGTTCGTTTCTCTATCCCTGCAACCTTACATTTCGGCAGTAGAGAATCGCTTTAGCATGGACGACCTATCACCTCAAACACAATTTGTTGCTTTCGATATTGACTCAGGATTTTTACGAGCCAATCCGTTAGAGCGTTTAGCAGTAATCGAAAAAATGCTACAACTTGAACTAATCACAGTAGAGCAAGCTAGAGAAATGGAAGAACTAAGTCCTAATGGAAATAATTAACTTTTCGGCTGATTTAACAGCCTCAGAATCACGCCGCATTATTGCTGGCAAGATCGTACCGTTTGAGAACGAGATCGGCGATACAAGCGCAGGCAAGGTAGTTTTTGAAAAAGGCTCAATACAAATTGATGATGTTAAAGCAGTCAAGTTGTTATTAGAGCATGACCCTAAGCAGCCTATTGGTCGTATGCAAAAGGCAGAGGACGACGATTCAGGTATTTATGCAGAGTTTAAAGTCTCCAACACCACACGAGGAACAGACAGTCTAATTGAAGCGTCGGAAAACCTGCGCAGCGGTCTTTCAGTTGGTGTTGAAGTTATTAAGGGAAAGAACAGCAACGGCGTGTATAGAGTAAGTGCAGCACGCCTAATCGAAGTTTCACTTGTACAAGCTGCGGCTTTTAAGTCGGCAGAGGTGCTAAGTGTTGCTGCGTCACAAGACGCAGAAGTTACAACCGAAACCAAAACAGAAAATGAGGAAATTGTGGAAAACACAACACCTGAATCTGTTGCGACTGAGGTAACAGAGACCCCTGCGGTTGAAGCCTCTGCTCGTCCAACAGTAGCAGCACCTATTTACACTAAGCCTCGCTTAGAGTTCACAAAAGAGAAGTTTCTAGAAAACACTCTGCGTGCGCAATACTTAAATGATGACTCTGCTCGTCAATACATTGCAGCAGCAGCAGATACAACTGACAACGCAGGACTTATCCCAACTCGTCAGTTAACTGAAGTTATCAACCCATTGTCAAACGCTGATCGTCCATTTATTGATTCGATCTCATCAGCAGCATTGCCTGACGCTGGTATGACATTTGAGATTCCTAAATTGACACAAGTACCAACAGTTGCAGAAACAGCTGAAGGCGCAGCACCTTCTAACACAGACCAAAATGTTTCTTTCCTAACAGTAAATGTTAAGAAATATGCAGGTCAACAGCAATTTTCTGTTGAGTTGTTAGATCGCTCATCACCAGCATTTTTCTCTGAGCTAGTTCGTCAAATGGAGTTTGCTTACGCTTCTGCAACAGATGCAGCAGTTGGCGCAACACTTTCAGCAGTTGCTACAGACGGTGGAAACCGCACAATGTCAGCAGCTAATATCCAAGACTTCATTGCAGACGCAGCAGTTTCTGTGTACTCAGGAACTCTAGGATTTGCAGAAAACATTGTTGTATCTCCAGAGCAATGGGGTGCTTTAATGGGTCTAGTAGACGGTTCAAACAGAGCTGTATTTACTCAGACAATTAACCCACAAAACGCTTCAGGCAACCTAACACCTACAAATATCCGTGGCAATATCGGTGGTCTAAACCTTCGTGTATCACGCTACCTAGGTGGCACAGGCGACGGTTCAATTATCGTTGTAAATCCTCAATCATTTACATGGTTCGAGTCCAGCAAATATCGCTTAGAAACCAATGTAATCGCTTCAGGTCAAATCTCTGTTGCTTACTACGGTTACGGTGCTATTGCCAATAAGGTAAACGCTGGCGCATACAAGTGGATGATCGCTTAATTAAATAACGGAAATAAATGTGTAGGGGCTTTGGAAGCCTTAGCCCCTATACTCTAAGAAAGGAAAACAATGGCAGCAACAACACCAACAGTCGCCGAACTTCGTAGCGTGCTGGGTATTGGGTCTCTTTATACAGACGCTGTTGTTGATGAGTGTGCGCAAGCTGCTCAGGATATTGTCTTTTCCTATCTATGGAAAAATGAATTGAATAACTACGCTCACAGTAATATTGTTGGTAGCGGCACATTATATTTTAATAACTCAGTTAGAAACATATTTTATGTTGGTCAGACAGTAGCAATTACAGGTAACGGTGCTACTTTTGCAGGAAATAAAGTTATTACAAGTATGACTGATTTTAGTATTACAGTAACTACTTCACACTCAACAGCTGAGGATATTCATGCTGTTCAGCCTTATGGCACAGTAGCAGGTACTCAATACACAAATTATGCAACTGTTAGTGCTGTTAGAGAAGCTGCACTCATGGTTGCGGTGGACATTTGGCAATCACGCCAAGCAAGCAACTCAACATCAATTACAGCAGATTTTCAACCTAGCCCTTGGCGTATGTCAGCCAGCCTGATCGCAAAAGTAAGAGGTTTGTTAGCACCGTACTTAAGTCCTAACAGCTTGGTTGGCTGATGACTGTCGCCGTTACGACACTCAGGTCAACCCTTGCGACAGCGCTGGAAAACGCTGGGGTGTGGCAGGTTTTTTCCTTTCCACCTGCCTCACCCATTGCAAACTCAGTAATCATAAGCTGGGATTCTCCTATGCTAGAGCCAAGCAACAATCAATATAACATTGCACCTAAAGCCAATCTAACAATCACTTGCATTGTCCCTATGTTGGATAACCAAGGTGGGTTGATACAATTAGAGGATATGGTTACAGGTGTATTTACAAAGTTAGCCGCTTCAACATTGAAGCTAAATGTGTCAAGCGTTTCAGCACCTGCGGTATTAGCTGAAGCACAAGAAATGCTAACTGCCACAATCAATGTAAGCGCAATCACGAGCTGGAGTTAAAATGAGCAACGAATATGATATTCCTTCCGAGGATAAGGCTTGGCTTGAAAAAGTCGGGCAAATAGCACCACAAACCGAAAAGCCAAAAATCGTAAAGAAAGACGAGGAATAACCAAATGGCTGTATTTCTAAATAACAAAGTAGGCGTTAAGGTTAACTCTGTTGATCTTTCCGACCATGTAACAGCTGTAACCCTAAACCGTTCATTTGACGAGCTAGAGGTAACAGCAATGGGTGACGGCGGTCACAAGTTTGTAAAGGGCTTAGAAGCCTCATCTGTAACAATCAGCTTCCTGAACGACACAGCTGCTGCAAATGTACTTGCTACATTACAGGCTGCATGGGGAACAAATGTTACTGTTGTACTACTACAAGAAAAAGGCACAGCAGTTGGCGCAACCAATCCGCTGTACACAATGACTTGTCTAATCAACAACACAACTGACATTAACGGTTCTGTTGCTGATTTAGCAGTACAAGATTTAACCTTTAATATCAGCGGTACAGTAGCGGTTGCTACAACAGGTACTTTCTAAGGAGAAAAATGCTAGGACTTAAAATCACCAAGGCTTCGGGTGAGGAATCAACACATGAGATTTCACCAGCGATTGAGTACGCATTTGAGCAAAACTTTAAGGCAGGTTTCCACAAACGCTTCCGAGATGAGGAAAAGCAGACAGATATTTACTGGCTGGCTTGGGAGTGTTTGCGGAGATCAGGCGAGACTGTTAAGCCATTTGGCGAGCAGTTTCTAGAGACCTTGAAAAAGGTAGAGATTGTAGACGCTGATACCCCAAATGGGTGACGAGGTATGATCTAAGCTATTTGATCGCTTCACTAGCGGTTGAGACAGGCATACCTCACAGCGAGTATTTGAACATGGACAGGTCAATGTTGTTAGCAACCTTGGCGTATATGAAGGATAGGGCTAAACAAATTGAGCAGCATGGTAGAGGTAAAAGGCGCTAGGGAAATGCGTACTGCCTTGCGTAAATACCAACCTGATTTAGCAAAAGAATTAAACAAAGAAATGGCTAGTTATTTAAGCCCCGTAGCTCGTCAGGCAAGATCATACTTACCTTTGTCAGCGCCTTTATCCAACTGGGGTAAAGCAACTTCAAGCGCAGATACAATCAATTACAGGGCATTTCCCAAATACAACGCATTAAAAGCCCGTAGAGGTATTGGTTACACAACCTCACCAAGTAAGCCTAATCGCAGCGGCTTTAGTTATTTAGCACAGATATTTAACTCGGAAGCCAGCGGTGCTATCTACGAAACAGCAGGACGCAAAAACCCTAACGGGCAACCTTGGTCTAGAACTAGTTCAAGCAAAAAGTTCAGTCACTCACTTAATCCTGACGCTGGTCGTCAATTTATTGAAAGTATGCCACAGCTGTATCGTGTGCCACAAAGTGCCAACCAATCAGGTAAGCCTTCACGCAAAATGTCAGGTCGAGCCATATTTAGAGCATGGGCAGAAACTAACGGACAAGTTACACCTAAAGTTATCAAAGCAATGGAAAACGCAAAGATTAAGTTTAACTCTAA